CAAAAGTACGTTTAGTACGTGAAGCTAAGGTTCACTTCAACAAAGTTAAGAAAACCTTTGTTGAAAGAAGTGCAAAAGCAGTTGAGAGAACAGTTAACAACGGATTAACATCTGAAATTAGCCAACTCAAAGAAGATATTGAAGTAGCACGTAAAAACGATTTCGGTCGCAAAATATTTGAAGCATTTTCTTCAGAATATTTAAATTCACATCTTAGTGAATCGTCTGAAACCAAAAAACTATTAAAAGTTCTTGAAGCTAAAAATAAACAGCTTGATACTGCAAAAATACTTGCAGTAAAAGCTAAAACTATAGCAGAATCAAAAGACGCTGAAGTAAAGCGTTTACTTGAATCCAAAGAACGCATAGCTATTATGAATGAGTTGACTACGCCACTAAGCAGAAAACAACGTTCAATCATGAATGACTTACTGGAGTCGGTACAAACTAGTAGACTACGTCGACAATTTGACAAATACCTACCATCAGTAATTGATGGTCATAGTCCAGCGAAGCAGAAGGCACAAATCACCGAGGCAAAAGAAATAACAGGCAATAGAAATAATAGTTCAATCAAACCAGTAGACCATAATGTCGTTGACATTAAACGTCTAGCTGGATTATAATAAGGAGATAATTATGTCAGAACTACTAGAAAGTCGCTGGACAGAGACTAAAAGTGCTCTGCTCGAGGGCCTTAGCGGAAACAAAAAATCAGTAATGGACACTACTCTTGAAAATACACGCAAGTATTTGTCAGAGAGTGCAACTGCTGGTTCTACTTCTGCAGGTAACGTCGCGACACTTAACCGTGTGATCCTACCAGTGATCAGACGTGTTATGCCAACAGTCATTGCAAATGAACTTGTTGGTGTACAACCAATGACCGGCCCAGTTGGTCAAATCCACACACTAAGAGTACGGTATGCAGATACATTTAACTCAACTGGTGGAACCGATGTATCCGCAGGTGAAGAAGCACTAAGCCCATTCAAAATTGCTGAAGGATATTCAGGTGCTGCTGCAGATGATAAAGCAGCTTCAACAGGATCCATGGAAGGCCTAGCTGGAAACAGACTAAGCATCCAGATCTTGAAACAGACTGTAGAAGCAAAATCACGCAAGCTATCCGCTCGCTGGACCTTTGAATCTGCACAAGATGCTCAATCACAGCATGGTATTGATGTAGAAGCAGAAATCATGGCTGCTCTTGCTCAAGAAATTACTTCTGAAATTGATCAAGAAGTAATTGGTAGCTTAACCACACTAGCTGGTACTGCTACTCAAACTTACGACCAGGCTGCTGTTAGTGGTACTGCTACTTTTGTTGGTGACGAACATGCTGCACTAGCTGTTACTATCAACAGAGTATCAAACCTAATTGCACAACGTACACGTAGAGGCGCAGGTAACTGGGCAGTTGTTTCACCAACTGTACTAACTATCCTACAAAGTGCAACTACTTCTGCGTTTGCACGTACAACTGAAGGTACATTTGAAGCACCAACTAACACAAAACTAGTTGGTACATTGAACAATGCAATGAAAATATATGTTAACACATATGCTTCCTCTGACAATGTTCTAGTTGGCTATAAAGGTTCAACTGAATCCGATGCCGCAGCATTCTATTGCCCATACATTCCGTTGATGAGCTCTGGTGTTGTGCTAGATCCAGCAACATTTGAGCCAGTTGTTAGCTTCATGACTCGTTATGGTTATGTAGAATTAACTAACGCTGCTAGCTCTCTTGGTAATGCTGCTGACTACTTAGGTCTAGTTTCAGTTACTTCGAATAACCTAAGCTTTAGCTAAGTTATACTTTATATTACAAAATAGGCGCTACGGCGCCTATTTTCTTGACTTTTTTAAAAAACTGGTTGACAACGCTATATAAGTTTGCTATATTAAGTACATAAGTTAGGCGACGGTTTAACTTAGATGGTGACTGAAGCGATGTCGGTAGACGGCATCAAGGTAATGTAGAAGAATCTTAGCGGATTGGTTTAGCGACTGCATACATGTTCCGGGTTAATTGCACGAGTCTACTTGTGCCCGGTTGAAGGTGATAAGTAATTCCTTCCTATCAATATTAATTAAGGAAGGTTCTGCCCACTGATGTGGCAGGACCTTTTTTTGTATTTGATAAATATATACGTCAGATAGTGTGCCGCAAGGCGGACTTATGCTGTCCCAACAGCGTACCGGATAGAACCCGGATAGGACTACTTTTATAGGAGAAAAAAAATGGGAAGACCACTAAATAAAAGATTTTTTGGACCAGCAACAGCAGGTGGCAATGAAATCAAAGTAGACTTTTATGATGGCATTTCAGCTGTTAAAGAAGGTTATATTGTAAAGCAATTAGGATCTAAAAAGTTCCGTGTAGCGGCTATCGGTACACCGGGAACGACTTACGATCGTTTCTTGACAACAGGTAAATTAGCATCAGCACTAACAGGTACTGAAATGGCAATTACTATGTTAATGGATGATTCAGAAACTTATCAAGTTTCTAAAATCTCTGGACGCAAAGCAACTCTAGTTGCTCCAGATGCTATAGGAACTAACACACACACTGGAAAATCAGTTCCATGGAACTTCACAGTATCAACTTCAGATGGCGCTGCACAAGTTGAAGAAGCTGGCGACGACGATACATTAGTTGGTGTAGATGACGACGATTTTGCTAATGCATAATAATTAATTTTAGTATCAGTTAGGACAGTTCTAAGGATTGTCCTAACACAACTATTGGAGGAACTATGGCAGTATCTAAAGTACAACACTACGATGTAGATTTATACAAAATAAAAGTGAAAAGCAACGGCTTGATTGATATTGATTGTGGCACTATTGAACTTGGTGGCTATGTAAAAATAACAGGTCAAAATACTTTTACATTATCAAATTGTTCAACTGCGCAACGTGACGCACTTACTCCAGCAAATGGTAGTACTATATATAATACTACTACAAATAAATTTCAGGGATATGCAAACGGTGCATGGGTAGACTTACATTAAACAACTAACTCAATTAGTTTAAACACTGTTTCTAATTTTTTTTGATTTATTTTAGATCTTAGTGTATTTGATAATCCTTGATGCAACGGCTTTGGCCAATTTCCAAAACTCACCCATGCATACCCGTTGTGTTCTTTATTTAAAATTGGAATAAATTCTTCGTCTATTACGCACAAATAAGTGTGAAATTTAAAATTTTCATCATTACTAATAAAGGTCTCTAATGGAATTGTTTTTTTAATATCTGGAAGATTTCCTAATTCCTCTTGAATTTCTCGTTGTAACCCTTCCCAAGCAGTTTCGTTATTTTCATTTCTTCCACCAGCTAATCCCCACACATTTTTTTGTCGTGATTGTGCTCGATGTAAAAATAAAAATCTATTAGTTGATAGTGTGTAAATTAATGCTCCGGAACAAATTATACTAGACATACATTAATTTAGCCATCCAAGTATGCCATCCAGTTTCCTCCTGAATAGAATCCTTCCCAACTTTTACTCCAACTTTTTCCGTTCCACTTGTATTGTATATTAGTATTTAAATTCTTCATATATGTTATATTTGATGTACTTGATGCATCAAATATAACAACCCAACTTGTTCCATTCCATTCAATAATATCATTTGCTCCGGCAACAACATCAGTTCCGTTGTTGTTTTTCCATGCATCAGGACCGTCATATGATGCATTACTAGCATTTGTACTATCATTAATAGACGATAGTATAAGTACACGCAATCCTGATACTTTATATGTTGAAGGATTCCATCTTTCAGGTTCAATAATATAATCAATACTAGTTAAACTGTTTGAATTACGATAGGCACTGTTAATAATAGTATTTGCTGGTAGTGTATCGCTATCCCATATTATTGAAATCTCTCTATCATTTAATGGATTTAATGTAAATGTTCCAATAAGGTAGTTAGTAGTATCAAGTTGTCTTACACGAATTTGGCTAACTCCGGCAGCGTATTCTCCAGGATAACTTTGAAGAATCATTTCCCAACTTTCATTACCAACTATATCATTAACAACTAACTCACCTTTGGTACCAGTTATATACAATCCATAATTTTGATATGTAGTTGATATTGTTGAGCGATTTACATTTGATAAATCGATATTAAGATTTGATTCTATACCAACTTCGCCGGTTGCAGATTCAGTTTTAGTTGTAACTTGCTCTACTGGGTGCTTGACATCTTGATAAGATTGTAATATTGGAGTACTAATGCCAAGATCGATATCTCCTGATTCTTCGTTGTATATACTAGCAATAACTTTTGTAATTACTCCAAGTCTCTTTACCTTTGCAGGTGGCGACAAGTAAATAGGAGTTGTTAATTTTAATGTAGCTATATCAATTTCAGTATCAATACCAACTGGCACATTTCTACTACTAAAGTTAATTGTTTCTAAATTTACACTAGTTAAACTAGTCCAGTCTATGTAATTGTCTGTTGATTGTATTTCTAACGAAGGATTAAATAAAGTTAAGATTTGTTCTAAAATTTGTAATTTTTGATCAGTACTAGTTGACCATATATCAACATTTAATCCAAGTATGTACGGAGTTGGCATTAATCTCTCAACTGTATAATTTTTACCTTGTTCATTTAGATATTCAGTACCATCAGCATTTAATGCTCTCTCACGCACATGAACTTTACTTACATATGTTGAGTCTGATGTTTTCGACCTATCTTGCTGTAAATCTATGATATGAATGGCAATTCTTGGAGCACTAGGAATCTTATTTTCAGAATTATCTTTTATAATATTTGCTACTTGACGAGAAAGATCTCCGTATGTTACTGGAATTTGGATAAAATCTCCATCGCCGTCTTTATAACTAAAATTACTCATTAATCGAATAGATTGAGTTAAGTATCGTCTTATTTGACCATCATAAAAATGTAACATTAGTTATCTGCCCTTGGTGATAATGCTTTTGATAAACTTTGACGTTCGGTAACTGTAGTGCCGCCTATAGTTGAGGTCTTAGTATTATTAATAAATGATGTTCGTTGTGTATCTCTAGAATCAGTATTAGTTAATGTTTGTCTTACATCGTCTTCCATTTTTGTCCACCGTGATCCGTTGTACCTAAATAACCTATTAGGAAAAAAATCAGTTCTTAAAAAGTAATCTCCAGACTGACTATTTAGAGGAAATCCTATTCCGCTTCCAAAAACTTCTCCGTTTGGCGGCAATCCGTCGCCTAATAAGTATCCTGAATACCCTGAGCGTTCTGGAGGTGTATTTGCCCTATCAATTGCTGAATCAGCACCAGTTGATACTAGTTCAGGTTTTCCTGCTTCGTCGACTTGAAGTGTATAAAAATAACTGGTATCATAACCGCTTTTAGGAGCATCAACTTCTGCTTGAGCAATAACCGCATCATTAATAGCTTTTTCTTGATTGTAAGTACTTAACACATCTCTTAGAGTATTTCCTTCATCATCTTCTGCAGATTTATTAAGAATATCTTTGTATTGCTGGCTATCAATAATTTGTGTTAGTTTTAGTCTATATAAATGAGGATACCATGTTTGTGAAAATCCTTCAGATGACCGTGATACTTCTTCAATAACATAAAATCGTTTTAATGCAACACTAAAATCGTTTAATGCATGTTCGTCAATTAGGTGCGGAAGTTCAACAACATCACCGCTTATTAATTTACGACCAATTGTTTTTACACTACTATTAATATGTACAGTTAGATATAGAGTATCACTACTTAAGAATAATCCAAATTGACTTAAATTAAAATCGTTATCTTGAATATTATATATTCCACGAATTTCATATATATCAGAATCATATTTCCTATCTCTATTTTCAAGAAACAACATATCTTGAATATTTGTTTCTACAACTTCGTTATATCTTGGTTTATCTGCAGTAGATTCAACAACTGATGGATTATCTGGTCCTAAAAATTTGTGTACAAATATATCGGTACCACCAATTGAAAATTGTTCATAGATAACTTTATCTAAGAATTCATAATCGGAAGTTTTATTTGGTCGGTATAAACTTAATCTTGGCATACTTATATTTATCGTTACGCTAAATACTAGCGGAGACCTAAACATGGCAGACTTACAGACTGAAAAACAAGAAGTTTTTGATTATATTCATACATTCCTTGGCGGCGGTATGGTTGATGTAGAACTTGATCCTATACATTACGAAACTGCATTATCAAAATCTTTATCAAAATATAGACAAAAATCTGAAAATTCAGTTGAAGAAAGTTATATTACTCTTGATTTAGTAAAAGATCAAAATGCATATACATTACCTACAGAGGTAATTCAAGTTAGACAAATATATCGGAGAAGTGTCGGCAGCCGTAGTGGCGGAGGCGATGGCGGAACGTTATATGATCCATTTAACTTAGCATATACTAATACATATTTGCTATCAGGATCGGGCATGGGTGGCCTTGCAACATACGAATTGTATTCACAACACCAAGAACTTGTAGCAAGAATGTTTGGCGCATTTATTGAATTTACTTGGAATACTGCAACAAAAAAATTAACAGTATTACAACGCCCAGGTTCTGAAGAATCGGTATTATTATTTTGTTATAATTACAGGCCCGATACACAAATATTAGCAGATTATCTTGCAAAGCAATGGATTAAAGATTATGCACTTGCTAGTTGTAAGTATATGTTAGGAGAAGCAAGAGAAAAATTTGCTACTATTGCAGGTCCACAAGGCGGTACTGCACTTAACGGTGCTAGTTTAAAA